ACGTAGCACCAGTTTACGCACTCGCTGAACCTATCCGTGCTTTGCAGCGTGTCGATGAGCCAGCCGGACGCTGACACTGCGTTCACGAACCAGGCGCGGTCCACGTTGCTTGACTTGCTGTCGAGCCGCTCTCCTACCCAGCCCATGTACTCGCCACTGTTCATGTCCCGTAACCTGAACACCTTAGTCGTTTCCATCGAGGGATACCTCATAGATGATGCGTGCGCGGTATTCGTCAGCTGCAGAGCGGGCGTTGGCTGCAGGACCGAAAACCAGGTGGTTAGGCGGTGGTTCGGGGTAACCTCGCTCTCCGTTGTTGGCGCAGTTGATGTTGTGCAGCGCAGTGGAGAGCGTATTCGCAGTGAGGTTATTGACACCACACAGAGAGCAGTATAGTCTTATCATCGTCATCATCGGGTCTGCGGCTGGTCTAGTCCTGCGTGAACCGCAGCTTGAGAGTGCCAATACTCCGTGTGTCTTGCCTGCTCTGCGATGGCATGCTGCTCACAGAAGTTGCCAGAGAGCACGACATCTCTGCCGCCAGTACTTGATGCTACAATGTGATGCGTGGCCGGCTCGCAGCACCTACTGCAACCTGTCATCTTCACAATGCTAAACTTGAGCGATGTGGGCACAAAAATACGCGGGTCACTTGGCTGGGGCATCTGTCCTCGTGAGTGAATAGATAGCGCTTTGCGCGTGTTTGCTGCAGTACCTCGCAAGCTCATGACCAGCCACCTTGCTGTAGGTATCACGCACGACGTGGGTGGCGGGCCGATCACAGACCGCGCATGTCGGTAGCGCGATCATAGTGTACCTTGACTCTGACATACTAAGTAGCCACAGTTGTAGAGGGTACTAAGCCGCCTTTGGCGATACGGGCGAGTCCGATGCGCGACAGCTCATGCACTAATCTAACACTCCGTTTACAGATGTACATAGAGACATTCTATACAGTGTTATGATAGTGTACAGCAGTGGTCACTGCGTCAAGGTTGAACAGCTGTAACTCATACGCGAGGATTTGCGAAACGCCAAGCGCCGTATCAGTGAACGAGTGTACACAAGTGTTTACGAACGGCGCTGAAACAGTTGTACGGGCCTTACGATCTGCGTAGACAGGTCAACGTAACACGAAGAGGTGAACTGGTGTTACGATGGAGTTACAAGAACGCCGCTGCGGAAAGGCGACCGCCTATAGGTGCAAGCGTACCAGAGGTAATGACTTAGAACTAAGGCATACATTCAGCCCTTACTGCGCTATCGTAGCTTGTAACTCCGTAACTCCTGTAACACCTAAAATGATACCATAGCGAGTGAGACACGCGATCCCGTGGTCCGTATGCACCTATAGGTGTTACAGTGTTACAAGCCACTCTCCAGCCCACCCCTACCGCCTGGGCTGCCCAGACTCGCGCTCAGCGTACGCCCAAACGGGCCAATATCTTTGAGCCAGTGTACGTCCTACTGCGCATGTGTTATACTGTAGATGACGCACTGCAGCAGAGCAGTCACATGAAAAGGACACGGATGTCGCAAGAAGACGCACACGCGCGTAAGCGCGCAGAGCTGATTGTTAGCCACCCAATCAAGCGGTATCCTGTCGACCTCTACGAGGTTGACGTGCTTGACGAGGTGGAGCGCGTTTCTGACTTCACCTCACGTCCGATAGACCCCGCTCTTGTGCTTCGTCTCGCATCCATGAACATGAGCGACGACGAGATTGCGACAGTGATCGCAATGCCTATTGAACATGTGCAGGCGATATACGGCCCGATCATCGCGCAGGGTCATGCAAGTGCTGTCGTCAGTCTCAAGCGGGCGCAGTGGCGCTCTGCGATGCGTGGCAACGTCACGATGCTGATCCACCTTGGCGAGAAGGTGCTCAACCAGCTTCCAGCAGCGAAGCGCATCGATGTGAACGTGAACATCAACGACAACACTGATCCGCGTAACCAGCTTCTCGACGCTGTTCGCGAAGCGTCGATTAGACTCACGCAGGCTGGCATCAGAGCGTTGCCAGTTGCTGAGATCATCGCGCAAGACGGTGAGTTCTAGTGGAAGATAGCCCGAGCGTCTCTATCGTCATTCCTTCTCATCGCCGGGGCATGCTGCCTGACGCGCTGGCGTCTGTCTGGGCGCAGACGCATGACGACTACCAGATCATCGTCAACTACAGCGAGAAGTACTGGCCGTCGAAGATCAACGAGGCTGCCGCAGCCGCAAAGGGTGAGTACCTGCTCATCCTCTGCGATGACGACATGATCGCGCCGACGTACCTTGCGCGCACCGTGCAGTTTATGCCGCACGCTGACATCGTCACGACCGAGCTACGCACCTTTGGAGACAGCGAGCAGGTTTGGGCTCCACGACCGTACGCGTTTGACCACCTAAAGCTCACGTCGACGCCGTGGATCACCAGCCTCGTGCGCCGCTCGCTCTGGGAAGAGCTTGGCGGCTACGACGAGGCGCTGATCTATCAGGACTGGGACTTCTGGTACAGAGCGTTCAAGACAGGCGCTAAGTGCGTACGTATTCATGAGCCGCTCTTTCTGTACCGGCTCCACGTTTCTCAAGGCACGAAACAGGTCGACCAAGCGATTGCGCGTGAGCAGATCTATACGAAGCACCCTGAGCTCCGACCAGACGAATGACGGCTACCGCTGAGCGCCTCGTAGACGCTGAGCAGCTCTCGCTGCTCGAGCGCATCGCGCTCATGGGAGACGATGAGGCTAAGGCGCTGTTCGGCAACCTCACACCTGAGGCAGCCCAGCAGCTCCTTGCAGACTGGGAGTTCTGGGCGAGACCCAATCAGATAGCGCCTGCCGGCGAGTGGATCACGTGGCTCATTCAGTCTGGACGAGGGTGGGGCAAGACGCGCACAGGCGCACAGTGGGTCAGGCAGCAGGTAAGGAGCGGCCTGCGCAGAGGAGCGCTGGTTGGCCCCACAGGCGCTGACGTTCGTGACGTAATGGTGGAAGGCCCGTCCGGCATCGTTGAGGTCTGCATGCACGACCCCGAAGCTGAGCGGCCGATCTACGAACCTGGCCGTCGCCGCGTGCGCTGGCCAAATGGCGCTACGTGCATGCTCTACTCCGCTGAGGAGCCACGCCGCCTCCGCGGTCCGCAACATGAGTTCGCGTGGGGCGATGAGCCAGCGGCGTGGCAGTATCCTGAGACGCTTGACCAGCTGATGTTCGGCCTCCGCCTCGGCCACAAACCGCAGGTCGTGCTTACTACGACGCCGAAGCCGACGCCGATGATGCGCGACCTCAACAAGAGGGCGGTGCTCGACGCAGACGTGCGCAGCGGCAAGGTGGCAGGCAAGATTGACGTCGTCATGACGGTCGGCTCCACGTTCGACAACCTCTCCAACCTGGCTGCGACGTTCATCAGCCAGGTCGTGCGCAAGTACGAGGGCACCACGCTAGGCCAGCAGGAGCTCTACGCGCGTCTGATCGAGGACGTCGAGGGCGCGTTGTGGAACAGCCTGCTGATTGAGACTACTCGCGTCAGCGGGCTCGGCCTGCCTCGCTTCAAGCGCATCGCGGTCGGCGTCGACCCTGCCGTCACGTCTCGCAAGACGAGCGACGAGACCGGCATCGTGGTGGCTGCGCTTGGCGACAATGGCCACGCGTACGTGCTGCACGACGGCAGCGGCAGGTTCGGTCCGAATGCCTGGGGCCGTAAGGTCGTCGAGCTCTACCGCTCGTACCAGGGAGACCGCGTCATCGCTGAGACGAACAACGGCGGCGACCTCGTAGAGACCATCCTACGCGGCATAGACCCCTCGATCTCGTACAAGTCCGTCAACGCGTCGAGAGGCAAGACCGCTCGTGCTGAGCCGATCGTCGCCCTCTACGAGCAGGGTAAGGTGCACCACGTCGGCTACCACGCCGCACTCGAATCGCAAATGACCACATGGCGCGACGACCTCGGTATGCCGTCGCCTGATCGCATGGACGCGCTCGTCTGGGTCCTGACTGAGCTTATGCTCGGAAAGGGCGGCGTCTTCGTTCTATAACTCCTACCAAGCAGGCGACTGTGCCAACCATTCTCGAACGCGCTCTAACGCTGTTCTCGCGAGCCACAGTGCCTGGCAATGCAGGTCTACCTGGTCAGGAGAGCGCTCCGCTACCTGTGTACGGCGTCGATTCTACGTCTGTGCTGAAGAATATCAGCGGCCCTGTGCGCGGCCAACCTCCAACGATCTACAAGGCGACCGGAACGAACCTGCGCATCATCGGCTGGGAGCAGCACCCGGTCGTGCAAGCCTGCGCGCGGGCGGTCGTCGACATCGCCTGCACGATCCCGCTCGAGGCCTACAAGCTCGACCCGAAGGGCGATCCGAGTCCGCTGCCGAACTCACCGCTCCAGAAGCTGCTCAACGCGCCTGCGCCTGGTGTCACCGCTCGCGCGATCCGCTCCAACTTCGCGCTCGACTTTCTCATCTACGGCAACGCGTTCTGGCACATCCTGCGCGAGCGGCCGCTCGGCCCTCCTACCGCGCTGCGGCGCATCAACCCTGAGAGCATCCAGGTCGTGTACGTCGACAGCGACGAGAACGTAGTAGCCTGGGTCTGGTGCGACCACTTTGGCCGCGTCCACACCACAGGCGCGGAAGACATCATCCACTTCAAGGACTTGCAGCTTAGCCAGCCGACGATCCCGAACGTGTTCGGCTTCCCCCGCGCAGCAACCGCGCTCAACTCGATCAATGCCGACGTCGAGGCGACGCGGTACGTCCGCCAGATCGTCACGAACGACGGCTCGCCCACGCTCGCGATCATCATGAACGACCAGACGAGCCAGGAGGACGCGGAAGCGTCGCAGGAACGTTGGCAGGAGCTCAACGTCAACCGCGGTCGGCGAGGCCGCGCAGCCTTCCTCGGCGGCGTGAAGGACATCAAGCCGATCGGCTTCAACC